CCATCAGTGTTTTTTTAATTGGCCCGGACCCGCCATCTTTTTTCTTGGGGGCGATCCAGGGATGCCGATGTGTGCCCAGAGCCGGGCTCACGGCCGTGGCACACAACCATTGTAGCTTGGGATGACGATTGATTGCGAAAAAATGTCGATTCAGATAATGATTGGTGCTTTGTACATAGTATTCCTGAACTTCGCGCGTGCCCTCTACCGAAGACCCCCATCTGATCATGAGATAATTGGAAAATTTACGACGTTCTTCCTCTGTGAGCTCGTCATAGAATCCACGATTCTTGCGATCGAACTGTGCCATTTCATTGGCGATACCGAGCTTGTCCATGTTTGATTTCACCAGGCCTGATTGTAATCCACTATTTCACAGTTACGGCTTATTTCTTTGGCAAAGTACACACACTCGGGCCGTGGATCACTGTTCAACGGAACACATAGAATCTGCCCGTTCTTGAGTTTGGGGCTGTACCACGTGACTTCCTGATAGACATCGATGATTTCTACCTCGGGAAAACTGGGTCTGAAACTGCTCATTGGATTGAATTCAAATACCGTGAATCCGCGATCATTGATGGATGTCAGAGGCAGCATTTCAAGATCGCCAAAGTCGGGCTCTCCGATCAAGATATGCCAATCCATGGGCATCTTGATGACATGCTCTCCAATTCTCAGAACCAGTGCTGGGCAGTTGAAACTTTCGAGAAATATCAATGGAATACAGTAGTAATCCGGATTGGTGGGATCTGAGTTGTCCAGTATCGAGAACCGCATGTCGTCGATCTCTTCGGGCAGGGTATCAAGCTCGTAGGCCAAGTTTTCTAAGGTCAGTATTCGAATTTTCTTCACCTGCATAAATAAAAGTGCAGATCGCGTAGTGGCAACTACCATCTGATCTAACAGTTTATGAGGAACTATTAGCAGTGTATTTACAGAACAAATATACTAAATGTTACTATAACATCATCGATCGCGCAAAGTCAAGAGTGTTAGCGAAAGAAATTTATACCGAAAAGCATCACATTATACCTCGTAGTTTAGGAGGAACTAATGATTCCACAAATTTAGTAGAACTGACTGCAAAAGAACACCGGTAGCACACATCTTATTACCACGCATGACTATCGATGCTGCACACACAAAAAGCATGTGGTATGCATTGTGGATGATGTTGAGAACTAAAAATAAAAATCAACATAGAACCATCTCTCAAGGTAGCGCGTTCGAAATGGCTAAAATAAAGGTGGCTGAAAATTCTTCTCGATTACATAAAGGAAAGATAGTATCTAAAGAAACTCGAGAAAAAATATCTAAATCGTGTCGAGGAAGATCATCTTCATTTAAAGGAAAAACACACTCTATCGAATCAAGGAAAAAACTATCAAGCGCTCATAAAGGCAAAACTGTTTCTTCCGACACCGTAAACAAAATATTAGAATCTCGGAAATACTATCGTCATTCATCTGAAACTAAAGAAAAGATATCCAATGGCAACAAAGGAAAAACAGTAATCCATTCAATTGAGACAAAAAATAAAATATCTCAGACTCTTAGGGGCCGAGTTCCTACATGGCTTAAAGGCAAACCTGGACACAGCAAAGGCATTCCCAGGACCGAAGAAACAAAAAACAAACTCCGAGTCTCAAAACCTAAATTTACTTGCCCACACTGTAGCAAAATAATTGGTGGGAGATCAAACTACGATCGCTGGCACGGAGACAATTGCAAAACTATTTGATCTGTTGCCATTCTAGTCGTTCCTGTGTGAAAGGGTATCGTGCTTCTTTGTAGTAAACTTTGCGTTTGGTCAAGTGCCTTTTCGCGAATTTGCAGGTAGAGGTAATGTCCCAGATTTGTACATGATCTTTGTCTTCGGCCTTTCTGATGCCGCGACCGATGCTCTGTATCACCCGAACAAAACTCTTGCCAGGCTCCACAAGCACCAGGTTGAAAATACGAGGTATGTTGATACCCACAGCGGCAACGCCGTAAGTGGCCACAATGATCTTGCCATCTGCATCAGCGATTTCGTCATAGTGTTCTTGCCTTTCCCCGGCCTTGGTGGCTCCGGAAATGAATGTTGCATTATTTAATCGAGCGACTAGCTCTTGTCCGGCCGAGATGCGATCCACTAGAACCAAGGTGTTGCCAGTCTCGTTCACTTCGCGTATGAGGCTGGCCATGGCATCCAGTCTGCCGGATTCTTCCAAGAGATATTTGAGTTCGCTCTGGTAGTTGCTGTGTTCTACCGCGTCCACCAGCTGCACGATGTTGACATGACACTGTGCCAACACGCCCTGATCCTGCAGGTCAACTGCTGCCAATCGATTGATAACGGGTCCTAGACTTACCAGCAGAGCCTGGCTTTCAAATGCTTCCTTGGGTATGGTTCCTGTGAGACCCCATCGGATCGGCACTTGCGCCATGACACCGGTGAGCAAGGTCTTGAGAGCATCGGCCTTGGCCATGTGTACTTCGTCCACGATCACACAGACCACGTCCTCTAAAAATTCTTGTATGGTGATATCTGCTGCCTGGTTGCGTGTGTTTTTCAACAGCACATTGAGACTCTGCCAGGTACAGATGGTGTGCCGATGTGCAAATTCTTTTCTGTCGCCAAAGAACACACCCACATCCAACTGCATGTTCTTGTAGTCTCGTTCGGTCTGTGTCACGAGACTCTTGTTGGGCACGATCACGATCGAACGACCATACTGTTCCACACGTTCACTGAGAGCGGCCGTCATGATGGTTTTGCCGGCACCGGTGGCCACTTCCTGCAGGCACTGCGGATTGGCCAAGAACTGATTGATGATGTCTACCTGATAATCTCTCAACTGTATCGGATCGCCCTCGGCAGGGTGATTCTTGGGCCATGCAATACGGCTGTAGGTATCTTCTGCCACAGGTTCAAACTCAAACATGGTCCGATATTCGCGTTGATCATCGAGCTCGATGTCGTAATTGAAGTCCTCTAAGATGGGCATGATCTCAGGCAGGAGATTCACACAGGTGCTGCCGCCTAACTGGAAGTAACTGACTTTGCCATCCCAGCGTCCCAACCGCACTGCCGGAAGGTAGCGTGCATAGGGCACGTCGTACTTGAAAGTGTTTACAAGTTTACGTCTGGCATCCAGTTCTAGTCCCTCGATCTTGACATTAACTTCGTCGCGCACGACGATCCGGGCTTTTCTCATACGTACATTATAAACTGATATTTACAAAAGTCAAAAAAAAAGGATGGTATTTCTACCATCCTCAAAACCAGTCGCCTAGGAGCTAGACTATGTGGCGACCAGGTACTGCTATCTTTAGCCACCCACTTTCATGCAGGTGGTTTCAGCCAATCTGGTCCAACGGTCGGCACTGAGTTTACGCAAGTCTGCAATCTTCAGTGCCATTCGCAGGCTCATCTCACGCAGGCGATTCTGATTCTGGTTCATGAACTGTACAATCTCTTCTTGCTCGGCGTCGGTGAAGTCATAGTTGGAAAACAGCATGCCGTCTTGGGCGATCTGGCGTATGCGCAGGATCTTGTCGCGCATGGTATCCAGGGTAAGATCAAGATAGTGGCAACGACTCTGCAGTGCATCCAAGTGATCCCGCAGTTTTTGGCTCTTCATTTGATCAAACTTGAGATTGGTGATGAAAATCACCGAGCCCTTGAACTCGAATCTGTCAGGGATGCCTTCGCGGCGCAGAGCCGAGCTTTCCGAAAGCCACGAAATGGTACGCTTCTTGCCTGAGTCCAGGGCGCCTTTCAGCAAGTTCAAACTCACATCGTCCAGCAAGATACTGTCACAGTCGTCAAACACCAACATGCAGTTGGCATCTGAATGATGGTACAGTGTCTGGTACAAGCCGATGGCGGTGGCTGAGCCTTTTACAACCTGCACCCGGAGCCGCTTGTTGGCAACGGTATCAAACAGCTGGGCCTTTTCCACTTCTTGTTCAATACCAAAGCTCTTGCCAACTCCGGGTGGGCCGGACACGATCATGGCCCGGATGTCGCCTGCGATACAGGCCTTGGTCATCTCTGTGAGGATGTCAAAGCGTTCACGGATGCGAGTCATGATCGCCTCGTCGGACTCCGCGGGTTGTTCCGCACGTTTTTCAAACTTTACTGTGTTTTCCACACGTTCTCCCGACACCACTTGGATGTCATCTAGGCTAGAAACACGCACCCGGATCTGCTCCGGCATGCCCGGAAATGTACCTTCATTGGCCACTACAACATTGCCGCCGCGGGCATCAGTCTGGTAATCACGCAACAGCGTGAACTGGTATCCGGCAATATCTTGATTGCGGTAGGTACCACTACGAAATATCACTTGAGTCATGTGCTAGCTCCTTTAGCGTTTATTGTCTAATAATTATATGCGATCGCGAATTAGTGATCAACCAGGTTGATTTGTTGGTTAGTAAGCACTGACTTTGCGATGTCTGTTGCTGGACAGCTTATTGTCTACTGTACACATAGCAGATTTATTGGTCAACCACAAAAAACCCTGCTCTAGGCAGGGTTTTTAGATTGCATGTTTGACGCGACTATGGCGCACTTGGCGGTGGATTCACATTGGCATAGCCTGCATCTATGTTGATCACAGCAGTGATCACGTCGCCCGGAGTCAGTGTGTAGTATTGTTGCCCGGCCCTGTCTCGTGTTGGCATCTGCTGCACATTGTAACCGTTGATGGTCACGCTGGCATAAGGATCACTCTCAATAAATTCTCCTTGAGCATCCTCTGCTGTTTCATACCAATACTGCACATAATTTTCAGCGCCACTGGTTGTCACATACATGTTGCCTGTGGCAGGATCCACTGGATATGTGCAACTCCAGTCTGCCCATGTATCAGTGACCAGGGCCAGCCCCGAATCGCCGGTGTGCGTGATAGTCATGGTCACTTGTCCGGCAAAGGCAATGTCTTTGGTCCATTCAAAGGCAACTACACCATAGTTCTCATCGTTTGGCAGCGACGGAAAAGGATCCGTGGTAGTGTCTATTGCGCCCGAATAAATTGCAGCCCCGTCAATGGAAGCAGATATGGTCACGGGCTCATTGCCAAAGCCCTGTAGCTGTTGTTGAAAAGTTCGTGTGGTCATCGGTGGTTCTCCCAAGGTTATTTATGATTCCACAAAGATAGCACGGTCATGTCCGCCACATCAGCGGGTTTTGGAGATCCGTGGAACACCATGATACGGCAACTGGCAGGGATCACAGCGCCTGCGCCAGGGCGGCGGTATTGCCGCGTGACTGGATCCATGCCGCCGTCCTTGATTTGCCATCTGTAGCTTCTAACAATGTCCTGATCCACGAATCTGATATCTGTGCCAGGAACATAATGTGTGAGAAAGTCTTGATCGCCTGGAAACTGTTTGGCCCAATGGCTCACTGGTTTTTCGCAGAAAATTTTCCATACTTGCGCATATCGTGCCGGATTCCAGTACAAAAAACTGCTGTTCATGCCCTTCCATGAAGGGCGCCAAAGATATCGGAAATCCCGTATGGTCCAAAACGCGGTTTGATCGAGCTGCGCTATCCAATCTAGATCTCCGGTGATCACCACATCAAGATCTAGATACAGCAACGGTCCAGTCAGACCATGCCGTGGATCAAACATCTGCATCTTGTACCACCAAGCCCGCAGGTTTGCAGCCGACGGCCATTCTATCAAATCATGGCGTACAAATGGCGCAGGGACCAACCGTGTAGGTTCAGTGAAAACATGGAATCTCACATCCGAATCAATGTTGCGAGTGATCATGGCATAAAGATTCTGGACGTAATCCCAGTGATAGGCGTCGCCGTAAATGACACAAGCCACATCAAGACATCTATTGTGCACACGCATGATCTAAGATATTTACTGATAATATTACTAGATAAATATTTACATGGAAAATATTGTAATAGTCACCGGTGGGTTTGATCCCATACACAGTGGTCATATCGCTTATCTACGCAGCGCACGAGCTCTCGGAGATCGATTGATAGCGGGCGTAAATTCGGATTCATGGTTGCAGCGGAAAAAAGGACGCAGCTTCCTGCCTTATGCAGAACGCTGCGAGATTGTTGCCAGCCTGAAATTCGTGGACGAAATCATAGACTATGATGACACAGATGGCAGCAGCAGAGACGCGATACATCAGGTACGTGTACGCTATCCCGGTGCCCGTCTCATATTTGCCAACGGCGGCGACCGTGTGAGTGCCAACATACCAGAGATGGATGTCAAGGATCCCAATCTAGAATTCCGATTTGCTGTTGGCGGCACCAAAAAAACCAATTCCAGTTCATGGATCTTGGAAGAATGGAAAGCTCCAAAAACACTTCGCCCTTGGGGGTACTATCGCGTGTTACACACACCCAATCCCAGAGTTAAGGTCAAAGAACTCACAGTGAATCCCGGTGCCAGTCTCAGCATGCAGCGCCATAAACACAGGAGCGAACATTGGTTTGTGGCCGAAGGTATAGCTCGTATCTACAGTATCAACATGGCCAGCACTGATGTCGAAGACCTGGGTCAATACATCGCACATCAGAGTCTGCATATACACAGCGATCAATGGCATCAGTTGTGCAACTCCAGCCAAAAATATCCGTTGAAGGTGATAGAGATACAATACGGTGATGCCACCGACGAAGACGACATTGAAAGGTTAGGATGAAAGCATTTATAGGCTATGATATAAGAGAAGACATCGCTTATCAAGTCTGCGAATACAGTTTACAAGCACACACACCAGACATCAAGATCGAAGCCCTGGACCTACGTGAGCTACACGACAGTGGCTTGTACAATCGTCCTCGAGATCCACTAAGCACCACAGAGTTTACCTACACAAGATTCTTGGTTCCATATCTCCAGGAATATCGCGGATGGGCCTTGTTTTGCGACTGTGATTTTTTGTGGCTATCAGATGTAGATGCTTTGTGGAAACAAGCCGACGATCGATATGCTGTGATGGTGGTCAAACATGATTATCGGCCTCCTGCAACAATCAAGATGGACAACTGTAGACAAACCGTGTACCCTCGAAAAAACTGGTCTAGCATGATACTCTGGAACTGCGCCCATGCCTCCAATCGTGCATTGACGCCGGACTTGATCAACACTCAGTCCGGGCAGTATCTACACCGTTTTCAATGGTTGCAAGATCATGAAATCGGCAGCATAGACAAAACCTGGAACTGGCTGGTGGGCTGGTATCAAGAACCCGAAGACGGGGATCCAAGAGCTCTGCACTACACTGAAGGAGGTCCTTGGTTCAAACGTTACCGACGCTGCGAATATCACAAGATCTGGAAACAGTACCTCAAAGACTGCCTTAATACCAAGCTCAAGGACTGAAGTCATGCATGTGAAAATCTTCATGGCCAGTGCAGGCAACTATCTCGAGCAAGAACTTTTGAAAAGCATGGGCACAGGCATCGAGCTGGTGTTTGGTCAGTTGACTGCATCGGTCACCGAATCAGACCATGTCAGTGTTGATCGGTGTCGCACCAATTATCCCAGTTTTCATGTTGAATATGTGTGGGATGAACTTTACACCAACTGTGATGTGGCTGTGATATATGGCAGCTGGAAACCCCGAGAAAAATCTCATCATGTGGTTCGTACCAGTGTGGCAAATAGCGCCATGCGGTTTATAGTGATCGAAACCGCACTGTTGAATCGCCGTACCGACAAAGAAAATTCCCATTGGCGTGTAGGCGTGAACGGATACTTGTCCAGAGATGCAAGATGGGCCGGTCTTGCCAAGGACGAAGCCGAAGATCGATTGAAGAGCATGGGCATAGAAAGTTGGCAAGGCTGGAAAAACGATGCCAAAGGTCATATCTTGTTGGGACTGCAGATTCCGGGAGATGCCAGTCTGCGAGGTATCGACATCTATGAATGGGCCTATGATGTGATCCAAGACATGAGATCTGTGACTGATCGCAAAATCACAGTCAGGAATCACCCATTGGTCAGTGACAAGGCCATAGATGGTTTTTATCGCCTGGTTGGTAGAATCACATTGGCCGGTTTTAAAAACATAGAATACAGCCATGGTGCTGTCAAGAGCATAGACAAAGATCTGAAAAACGCTTGGTGTTCGGTGGTCTACAGCAGTGGTATGGCAGTCGACAGTGTGCTTGCTGGTGTGCCTGTGATCTGTGGAGATTCAGGCAACTTTGCATGGCCCATCAGCAGTAGATCAGTGAAACAAGTGGAAAATGTGCGTGTAGCCAAAAAAGAAACAGTGGACACATGGTTGCGTGAACTCAGCACTTGCCAATGGAGTCGCGCAGAGATGGAGTCAGGTACCTGCTTTTCAAGCCTAGTTCCTGTGCTGGAAAGGATCTAACATGCAGGTGATTGCTTACCAAGACTGTGTGCCTCCAAAAAACAAGAATCCGCAAAAGAGTCAAATTCTTCCAACTGTGATCACAGGTGTTCGAACAACCGGAGATCAAGCAGATCTGGTGCATGGTTCACAACTTCGTCGCTGTGATGTTGCGGTTATCCAGGGATGGGTACATGAACGCAGCAGCAAAAGCCGGCATCTGGAGTTGAGACGCAACATAATCCAATATCAGAAAGCCAACGGTAATCGAACTCTGATAGCTGACAGCAATCTATTTTTGTACATGGACCCACGCAATCCTCACAATTATCTCCGCTACAGTTTTGACGATGTGTTTCCCAACGATGGCGAATATTTCGACAGTAGAGTGGATCCTTGCCGCTGGCAAGATATCGCCAGAGATCATGGAATAATCCTAAAACCATGGCGAAAAAAAGGATCACACATATTGATCTGTTGCCAACGCAACGGTGGATGGAGCATGGGCAAGACCAGTGTTGTCACTTGGTTGGCCAAGGTCATAATCAAGATAAGGCAGCATTCAGATCGACCCATCGTGGTGCGTCCACATCCCGGTGACAAGGATGCTCCCAGTTATATCGGCGAATTCCATCAAGCTGGCGAGCTTGCCAACGTGGGTATCAGCGCGGCAGGCAGCAGTCTAGTAGATGATTTGAAGCACTGTTGGGCAGTGGTGAACCATAATTCAAGTCCGGCTGTGGGTGCAGCCATAGAAGGCGTACCGGTGTTTGTCACTGATCCGGTGAGAAGTCAATGCAGAGAAATAGCAGCCACAGATCTGGCATTGATCGAAGCCCCAATCATGCCAGATCGACAGCAATGGTTGTACAAAATAGCTATGAGTCATTGGAGTTTTGCAGATTGGGAAACGGGCCGAGCATGGGCTCATATACGCCAGTTCGTCTAACAGTGGCCAGGTGTGTGGCCCACCGTCTACGTTCGGCCACACATGCAGCATTTTTCCATCCACGTTTGTCATAGCGGCGTTGCTGATAGGTTTCGTCGTTGTTGTTGCCTGTTTCTGAAAATCTATCATGCATGACCTGAACCGGAATAGTGAGCTTGGCAGCGGCATGCTTGCAGATATCTTGTATCCAAGAGTCCGAGCTGGCATGCATGCTGACCACAGGAAAAATATCCAACCATGTCCTGGGTATCAGCGGAAAAATAGTGTGCTTGGCCACATTGGTACAAGGCATGTGCAATACTCCTAGATGATCTCGATGCTCTCTGACTGCATCATCCCAGCCGGCTGTGAGCATGACTGCATCGTCGTTCCAAAAAAGAATCCATTCGCCCAGACTGGCATGTGCCAAAAGATTTATGTAGTTGTTGAGATGGTAGTACCCCCAACTGGGACAGCGATGCACTTGTGCTGATGCTGACCATCGTGCCAGATAATCTTGCCATTGTTGACTTTGAAAATAAACATCACTTTCGTTGTCGTCCTCGTCATAGGCGATGAGGATTTCTATGGAGCCCGGCACAGCGGAGTTGTCTAACAGAGTGGCAAGACTGGTTTGAACTAGTTGTGTGCGTTTGCGTGTGGGCAACAGTACACTGATAAAAGGCGTCATCACATATTTAGTCTATAAATATTTCCGATATGAAGGCCTTTGTGATCAGTCTCAGCATGATACCTGCCAGCGCAGAAACCAGTGTCAGAGTACTGGAAAAACTACGCTCTTACGATCTAGATGCCGTGCTCAGCGAAGGTGTATATGGTGTAGATGCGCCCGACATCATAGAAAAAGAAAATCGTGTGGTCTATCCCTACGGACTAAAAGGATACCTCATCGACGAACGCGGAAAAAGATTGGCTGGTAGACTCGGGGTCATGGGCTGTTTCCTGAGCCATTATGCCTTATGGAAACACTGCCAAAATCTCAATGAGTCCATTCTGATCTTTGAAGACGATGTGATTTTCACCCAAGGATGGTGGCCGGTTGAATGGAAGCATGTTCTGCTGATAGCCACCGGAAAAAGTGTATATCAACAACCATGGTACGCAAGGAAGCTGTTACCCCATGACGGACAACCACAAACCATTGCTTTTCCCGGACATACCATGCCCGGAGCAGTGGGTTATGGATTGACTCCCCAAGGCGCAGAAATTCTGGTCAATCACTACAAGAATTATTATCTTCCTGCTGACAATGCATTGAGCAGTCGAGTAGTCAACTTAGAATGCCACACCCATCTCATGGGTCGAGCTGCAGTGGGCGAAGCTGACCAAAAAAAGAGTTTGACCAAAACACAGATGTGGGCTAGGATGCGCGAAGAGATCGCCAATAGGCCTCTGGACGATCAGTCTTGATGTCTTTGGCCAGACTCATTCCTGCGTTTTTTCTTTTGCCTTTGAGATGATCAAGGTATGCTCCCCATCCACTGTTGATCAAAGGATGGCCTTCGCCCGTGACCAATCCACGACTCCAATCCAGCTGTTTCCACGCTGGATTGGCTGCCGCGACCAATCTACGTAGTTGATCAAAAACAAAACTGTCATGCCATTCCTCCATTGCAAAAATTCCGAATTCGGGTTCGTCGTAGGCATTCTGGAAAAGTGTAATAAAGTGCTGAGTTATACGATTTCTCATGTCCAGCGCGTACAGTCCACATTCGGTGTACTTGCCTTGTCGACCCAAAAATGCTAGAGCGAAATCGTTGGGCATCATCTCACACAGAGTCGGGTGATCTATGGGGCTATGACACACCATGTCAGCATCCATCCATAGCACAGTTTTGTCAAGATTGTGTCTGGCATGATCGCACACAGCATAGACCTTGTGACAAAATCTCACAGCATCCCATTTGAATCCTATGCCCGGTTGTTTGCCTTTGCTGTCAGCCGGGCCGGTTGCGAGTCTACCTGAAGCTCGAGCATCGTGCTGCCATTTTTGTTTGAATGCAACGGCGGCCGGCAAGCTCTGGTTGAAATCCAACACGGTGAGATTGCTTGCTGTTTGTACGACCGGGCAATCTTCGGCATACACCGTGAGCGACACATTTTTGGGCCAGTTTACCAAAAATGTGTCAATCATTTTGCTTCCGTAGAGTTTGTAGCCCGATGCATTGAATGTGGTAACTACTGAAAATTGACGATCCATGACGAAAGATATTTAGTGACTACCTTGAGCTTGTACACGAGATCTGGAGCCCTAAACAGTGCTCCGTTGTTCCAGGCCTTTGAGCGTGGCGCTCGACATGCTGGTCACCGGGTGGTACATGACACAGAAGCAGATATCGCGGTTATCTGGAGCCATCTTTGGGCAGGCCGGATGTCGGCCAACCAGCAGATATGGCACCACTACCGGCGCACTGGTCGTTCGGTCATGGCCATAGAAGTTGGACTCAAACGGTCATTGACTTGGCGGATACTGGTCAACGGCAAAGATATTGCGTTGCCGCCAATGACCGATCGATCTGTTCGCATAGGATTAGATCTCAAACCCTGGAATGATCAAGGACAGCACGTGGTGATTGCCTTACAACGCCATGAAAGTCTGCAATGGCAGAACATGCCTGCCATTGAGGTTTGGTGCCGTCAGCAAGTGGATCAACTAAGACAACACACAGATCGACCCATCATAGTGAGACCCCATCCCAGAGGTCCCAACATAGCTCATGTACCTGGTGCACAGGTCATGCATGCGCAGCATGTGTCAGGTACCTACGATGAATTTGATTTTGTGTCATGTATTGCCGATACCTGGGCAGTGATCAATCACAACAGCAATCCCGGAGTTGAAGCAATTCTCAACGGTGTTCCGGCTTTTGTCCACAAAGATAGCCGGGCAGCGGCTGTGGCCAATTTTGATCTAGCCAATATTGAGCAGCCGCTGCGACCTGACAGGAATCAATGGTTCAACGAACTTTGTCACAAAGAATGGTTGCAGGCAGACCTAGAATCAATGATCGGACATGCCATAGAGCATGCGATCCAACCACGGTAAAAGTAGATCCTGCTGCCTTAGGAAGCCCCATCGTTTTATGCTGTCAACTGCACTCACAGGCAGCAGTTGTCGATCCACAAGATCGTACCAACGAGTGGTCTGCGGGTCCAACGGTGCGTGCTGACTTTTATAGACCACAGCATGTATCCAAGGATCTTGCACTTTCTTCAAGAAAAAACCTGAAGAACAATCAAAACCCGACACGGCCAAAGCATGCATGACACTGACCATGGTCCAATGGAAGTAGACTCCGTCTCTTTGTTCAAACTTCTGCCGATTGTATTCAAGATTGGTGGTTTGCGGCAAAACCAATACCAGCATACCTCCGTCACTGATGGCATGATACCAGTGTCGTAGGGTCTGCAACGGATTCACAGCATACTGGAAACTGTCGTGGCAATAAATCACATCAAATTTCTTGCGTGGCCCTGTCACGATTTCTTGTTCGAAATCCTGGTGGATGTAGCTGACATTGGGCAGAGAGCCTATGCGGCGATTGTGCTCATTTCGATCTATGCCGTAGCATTTGATGTTCAACGGCTTTGGTGTATCATCTCGTGTGGTCCTGGTGGCCCATCATTCAAGATCGTAGCCGTTGCCATAGCCCATATCGGCCATGATTCCAATGCTTTGCATGAAATCATCATATTCATACAAGGCAGTGAGAGTTTCAAGGCTGTGCGCATGACTGGCAGCACCGTCGGCAAACCAGTCTGGCATCATATCTGTACGTCCTCCATGCCGGCAGTTCTCAAGCGCACGATGTGCCCACTCATCCAGCTCTTGGAATCAAGACCTTTCATGATGCCCAGCCAACGATTGCGCAGATAGGCCACCTCGTTGATGATAGTTTCAAAGTCAATGACTTCATCTTCACCGTCCACATATTTCTCTGCATCACGTGCTGTGAGCGCACGGGCATAATTTTCTAGATATTTTTGGAAATGTCGACGTCGTATCTTTCTCAGTTGGATATTGAGATAGTTGAGCACAGCTTCGATCTCTTGCAGCTGATTGAATCTGTGTTCGGTGACGCCAGGCAAGTCACGTATGTTTCGTTCCACAAGGCCGCCCAATCGCACTTCAGCCTTGGCGGCCGCCAGTTCTTGCTCGTACCAAGCAATAAAGTCCGGGATAGCACCTAGGTCAGCAGTGATTCGTGAATACCACATCAGTATTTTAGCCTGTCGATCAAAGATTTCAGTTCAGCCACAAGCTCGGGCATTTGTTTTCTTTTTTCTTCGTCAATCCGCCAAGTTGAGGCCTGTTGTGAAGACAAATAATGCTGCCAAAAGGTGCCTTGATAGCTGATTTTCAATGATGAATCATTGATAAAAAATCCAGGCGCTGGTGTGCGCTGGCATCCGTGTTCGATATACTCAAGTTGGTGATAAAAATAATTGGCATCTTGAAAAACATCAACGGTGTCCATTTCTAGACCAGTGATCAATATTTTTTTATCTTGTAGTATGTTTCCAAGGTCATCAACCACAGTATCTCCGGCATCTTTGTTGGTCATTCCTATTTCAAGCACAGAAATACTGTCAAAATCATTGGGAATATCTAGCAAGACGGTACTAGATCCTTGATCCATGCTGGATCGATAAAGATCTTTGCCATTGAGTTTGATAAACAAGCAGGGTGCACCACGACAATGCGAAGCATCCACTGTGAGCTTCAATGATGTACTGGGAAACATCACTTTCATTGAATCCATCAAATGCATGTGATGGGTTTGCATGAAATCCAGTGTTTGCTTGCAAGTGATATGCTTGCTGGGATCCGCAACTGACTGATCAAAAAATTCCTCCCACGCAGAGCCGGAGTCTTTGATACGATGCAAAAGATTTTGGAGAATATGCCAATGTTCGGTTTTGAAAAAATTCAAAAAATCATACAGCTCCATGAGGATAAGCCATCTTGCTAGGCGTATCTTGATTGTAGATTTAGGATTTTTTTCTGTGTACCATAGCATTGTGAAATTGTCGTCGGCTCTGACCAACTGATTTAGATTGCCGTGATCAACTGCCGGAGTGTTGTCTAATGCATTATAAACTGAGGTGTGAAAAGCATTGATGGTGCCGTTGGCCATGTATCGACCTTGAGCCAATAAGAAATCATAGAGCTTGACAAAATCATCAAACTCTTCTGACCAATGACCAACGATGATATTTAATATTGCCTTGATTCCGGTGCGATCAAATTGATCCAGATCAAATTGCAATCCTTCTACAACGGTTTTTTTATCCATGGCTGCCAGTACTCGATTGCTGGCATGCTCGGCACCAACCGTGACCGAATTACATCCAGATCGTGCCATCAAGTCATAGAACGGTGGTTTGATTGCGCCCGGAGGTCGAGCTATCCAATTGCCGGACCAGGTGATTCGTTTAGCCGGCTCACTCGTGGCATTGTGTTCGGCCAATTTTTCGCAGAATTCTGTCAGAGATTTCATGTTTCCATTGGCAATGGAATCTGCTAAAGCGAATTCGGAGATATCATATTTATCAGCAAGATGGATCACTTCTTGTGCCAATCTGCTTCCGCTCTTGCTTTGGAATTTTTTCATCTGAGCAGCTACATCACAGAAATCGCAAGATCTCACACACCCTTTGCTGCTGATCACAGGTAATTGTTTGACTCCGCCCAGACCTTGATACTTGTCCAGCTGCAGGCCGTCAAAATTGCTGAAAGGGTAGTCCAGGAATGTTTTTTGTGCCACATGGTGTGTGAGATTGTAGGCTGAATAGGTACCGTCCAATAAATCAATGATCACATCTTCTCCATCGCCGAGAATCAGATAATCAGCCAACGCTCTTTTTTTGATCACATCAGAAAAGTTAGATAACTTTTCGATAGGAGTCAACGAATCAGTGATAGAAAGATTGGGTCGAGTCGTTAGTCCACGCCCACCCAACACGATGGGTGTTTGAGTTATCGGACGTAGTTTGTTCAAGATATCGTAGGTAGCCCGGTGGGTGTATACACTAAAAACACTGAATGCTAAAAATCTTGTTTGTTGCTGTTGTATTTTTTCGATCACATGTGCATAAAATCTATCAATCTCCGGTTGATATTCAAAATTTGGACTAGGCACAGTGAAATAATTGACCAACTTGTTGTAAAGCTGTGGATTATTGTTGCAAATCGTCCACTGCAAATCAATGTTGCTGTCGTAGAGTTGCATGGAGTATCCTTGGCTCTCGACTATGCCTTTGAGGACTCCAGGTGCACACGGTGGGATCAGATTGTCCCACCATGGCAGGGTCACGAAAAAAATGTCACTTTTTATGAGACACTCCCAGCATGCTAGTACTGGTCATCGTCGTCAAAATCTTCGTTTTCTTCGGTGTCAATGTCATCGATGTATGCTGACAGGATTCGTTTGATGTCAGTGTCTTTTGTAAAGGCATCGCGGATTTCGGTGATTTCAAATCCGTTGTCAATCATGACATTGACAATGGTTTCTGCGGCATCGCTGCGATCCACTGTTGGAATATGACGTTTGAGTTCGCTCCAGATTTCATGGGCTAAATCTAGTGCCATCGATTATTCTCCTTGTTCGGTTGAGCCGGAAGTACTTATTTCTACGCGCTGATTTTGAAAATCAGCCATGACACGATCAAGACATCCATCCTCGTTGGATTCCCAGGCCCGTCGGAACTGCTTGATGATCTCGCCATCTGAGGCAGTGAAAGCCAGGCGATTACCATCTTTTTTAAGCAGGCCTTTTTTCTCAGCCAGGTCCACCATGCCGGAATAGGGACTCATACCGGTTGAGTAAGGTATCTTGACCTGCACACCTTCGAACGGTTTGGCATAGCGAGTCTTCATGACCTTGCAGGCCGAACGGATGCCCATGACATCAGAAATCTTGTTGCCGTCCTCGTCTTCTTTGAGCTTGAGCTTTTTCATGGCCACCACTATCGATGATGCATAAATGAATCCTTGGCCTCCGGAAATCTTGTCATCGGGATCGAACATGTCTTGACTGGCGTATGTGTGATTGGTACACACCATGCCCACACCGTAGGCACCAAACATGTTCACACAGTTGCGTACCAAGGCTGTGAGGCTCTTGGCCTTGCGACCAAGATCACCTTTCATGTCGCCGGCTTCAAACTGATTTACATCAGTGGGCGTGAGCAACATGCCCACACTATCAATCACGAACAAGACCTTGGGGCGCTCCCCATCTGGTAAAGCCTTGTAGTCGGCCATGAAGGTGGAGATAGTCTTGGCCACATCATCTACCATGGCCATGCTCAGTTTCAACAGTTTGCCTTCGCTGGTGTCCACCCCTAGGGCATGCAGCCAAGTTTCATCCAGAGCATTCTCTGTGTCTACCAGCACCACGAAGATACCTTGTTCCTGAGCATGTCGAACAACATTACCGGAACAGATATAGCTCTTACCTGCACCACTTTCACCGGCAAACACCGTGACCTTGCCCAGGGGAATACCTCGATTGAAATCGCCGCTTATGAGATAGTTGAGGGCATAGTTGCCTGTGGAGATCCAGTCTGTGGGATCATTGAATCCAATTGATAGTCCATCAATTGATTTGGTTATTTCCTTACGGAATTTTGAAACATCAAACGGTTTGGCCATGTCGTACCTTTAGATATAAAGGACAGGGACCGAAGTCCCTGTTTTGTCACTGTTTGTTTTGACGAGCTCGGATCATGGCCAGGATGTCCTGGGCATTTTTGTTTGATCCTGCTGTGGGTGCTGTGACCGGTCCAGCTGCTTCTGTTGGCTCGTCCTCGTCAAACGAGCTGATTGTTGGCTTGGCAGCTGTCTTGACCTCATGCACATCACCGTGGCCGTCCACTGTGTGTTTGGCAACCGGAGTGTCCGATTCGGCACCGCTGGGTGCTGCCACACCAGCCGGCCGGAAGTACTGCCCCCAGCGTTCGGTGTCATAGGCCTGTCCATCTACGCTAGCTTCAAACAACTCTTTGATCACTCTCAGTTCCACATCTGTGGGGCGTTTGGGTAGAAAATCATTGAGATTGAACAGACCGAACTGTTCAATGGCTGCCTGTTCCACATCGGTCAACCCTGATTCTTTTCTAGCCCACTTGCTGGTGTTGTAATCCGCATATCCGCCCTTGCTGGATTTACTGATACGAAAATCTAGACCACGTTCGTAATCGGTGGGTAATTCTTCCAGTTCGGGATCCATCAAGGCCGATTTGATGATGGTAAAGATCTGTGGTCCGATGATGAACCTTCGGATGGGATTTTCTGGAGACCTGTCTTCGGTGAGTGGATTCTCGCGCACAAAACCTTGCATGATGTAGCTGCGTTTCTTCCAGTATTTGCGTCCCATGTCTTCTAGACTCTTGTCTTTGAACCAAGTCCTGACTTCAGCCAAGATCGGACATGCATCACCCCACATTTCTACACAAGGTACTTGTATCATCACTTGTTTAGAGTCTGCTTCGCCTTTGATGCCGGCGAAGGGCAAGCGGATCATTGCTCGTTCCACCCAGAAAAAAGTGTTTTTTGTATCACTGTCAGGCAGGAAACGCAGCGTGGCTGAGTGTCCTTCGTCCATGTTCCAGTGAGGGTAAATCGCGTTGTCGCCGCCCTGTGACTGACCGGGACCTTTTGACTCTGCGGCTTGGAGTCGTGCCGGTATTTCTGCTAAAGATGCCATAATTTGTTTCCTTTCGTTGCCTATTTTAGCCTATGTGTATGCCTAACGCATACCTTGTTAGTATGCGCGAGATATTTAGTATTGTCAATGCTTTTTTAAATATATCTTGCCAGAGGCAATTTTTGCCAGACATCCTTGTCAACTGATACGCCCTGAGCATGCCACCACTCTATATCATGCTGCTTGTCTGCGTCCCACCCCATGCGGATCATATGTCTGAGATTCTGGAAATCTTCCGGTTCATGTCGTATCTGGCTACGATAGCAATCTATCAGCTCCCACTCAGTGGGCCGATAATGGGGCATTCGCATGTTTTGATTGTGTATCTCCCAGATCTCCGCTCCGTGTATGCCATGAACATGTCTTCGCAGATCCTGTAGCACATCGCTGCTCATGTATCTCACCGGCGGCGCTGATGAAGTGATCAAGCGTGCCTGTGCATCCAAAAATCCTGGCCAATCCGGTAAAGACAACATCTCAGAAACATAGTGACGAAACGCACAGGAAAGATCTGTGCAAGGTACAGGATGTGCAGATATCACATGATCAGGCCAACGGTCAAGCAACACACAATCGCCATCAGAATAGAACCATTCGTGGCAATCCAATAGTTGATCCATATAGAGCTTGATGGTCTGCTGTCGTACCCATGGATGTGTGAGATAGCGCATGAAAGGCAGTTGGCTAGCCAACAGGATATCGGCACCGTGTTGTTTGTAAAAATTCCCGGCATCCTTGATGTAGCCAGGCCAACAGAGATTGCTGGTGTCGTCCAGGATCACCACCAATGCATCAATTTCTAGGTGGAATTTTTTTATACTGGCAAGGGTTAGTGAGGTATGTAAAAAATGTGCAGGATAAGTCAGTACCGCAGCAACGGTTACCACATCAGCTGCTCATGTTAGAAGCACGTGTCATCATAACACCGTCCACATCAAGATCCTCGGTGGCTGTGTCCTGGATGCGGTCGGACAATGATTTGATGTTGTATCCCAATTTTCCAAGCCGATCGAGAATCAATGGACGAGCATCGGCATCTGGATCTACTTTGGCCAGATCTTCGAGACTGTCAAACAGTTCATCGTCCCCTACCAGATCATACAGCAGTTCGGTAGCATTTAGAGCATCTGGTCCCACAGGCAACGGATCTGCCATCAGTGATTTGAGTTCGTCAAATCGCTGGCTGGAATCAGGCAAGCTCCACGTGCCTTCAATGACTTGGCTGGTCCAAGAGTCAAATTCAGACACTTCGGGCATGATCGTAGATTTCAGTTTTTCTAGCAACGGCAAAGCCTGCTCGATCCTCTCATCCACCTGCCGATCAACAAACATCTCACGAATGCGATCTAGATCGACATCATGACTGTCCGTGCGCATGGGATCAAAAGACTCAAAATTCAGGCGATATCCCCGACGACCTATCATTTCTCGAGCTTTGGATCGTAGATTACGATAATGTGTCCTGGCAGCTTCGGCCAATGATTGAGCCTCGTTTTCATATTCGCGACCATTGGTGGCACGGATAAACTTGCTCAGAGTGTTCATTTCAATGACCAGTTGATTGATATGCTGACCAAAAGCATCATAGGGCGTGCCTCCTTCGCTGACATGTCGTCCCAGCATTTTGGCATGCATGAGACTGCGACTGGGCACCAAGAAACGCTCGCCCTGCGCGGTTTCGATATAGATCTTGTCAATGGCACGATGTCTAGGCTGGCCTTCTGCGATATCGCGATCATGCTGGATCACGATCCTGGCACCGTTTGGCTGATCAGCATAGCTGGTGCGTTTGCGACCATAAAAACTTTCAAACAGGCCTTCTTTGATAGTGCTCATGTTTTTCATGGTATACTTGAGCCTGCTGAGATTAGCGATATTGAAATTTACAAGGTTTCTAGCAGCTATCTGTTTGAGCTGTGCCAACATGTCATACCATTGGCCGCGATCTTGGCTTTCCATGGATCTACCCAGATTGTCTCCGTAGTATATTTCTAATTTGTTTTCGTCAAGGAAGGCCAATACCACTGTGCCGTAGTCCCTGTTGTCGACTTTGTAGTCAAAACTTATAAGGTCGGCTTGCTGGGTATCTTGTGTGGGCTGACCTTTGGCATCCAATGTTTCAGGATCTAGGTTTTTCGTGACAAGAAAGTCAAAAATCTGTGAGCGTACTGTATATTCCATGATGTATTATTTAGCTACATGGTCATTACAAAGGGCAAAGGCTCAATGATGGTATCCTGATGATCACGCATCTGTATGTCCAGTTCGTTGTGATAGCTCTGCAAGGTCTGCATCATGCGTATGACCAACAAGGTAGACATCACCAAATCGTCGGTCTCGCCGGTCTTGGCAGCATAGCCTGCGCCCGAAGCCACAAAGTTTTTGAGCTCACTCACTAGATTGGCGCTGTGCAACCGCATGCGACCACTTTCAACCAGGTGTTTGAGCTTGGCACAAGCTGCCAGTTTGGGCTTGTTGGTTGTATTGAAGCCTTTGCGGAATCTCCCACGCTGGTTGCTATGGCTTTCACTGAGAAAATAGCCTGGGATATTTTCTTCACCGTATTCGGCTATAGATATCAAAGCTGCTTCACCAATGCTGTTGTTTTCTACACTGTAGTAGATACTTTGCGCATCCTGTACCACGTCATGCAATTCCTTGATGATGTCTCTCAGCACACGCACCTGAGTGGGTATGTCACTCCGATTGTGCCGCCACTCAGCCACTTGCTGGGTGGTGTTGGCTTCAAAAACCTGTATGGCAGCAGGATCACCGCCGGTTCCCAGACTGGGATCCATGCCTACCACATAGATGCGGCCGCGTTCGGGTCGTTTATACCATCTGACTTCTCCGGTCTTGAACAAAGGATCTACTGCCACAAGGTCTAGGAGTTTGGCGGGGGCAATCAGAGTCTCATCAGCAATGACGAATTCGCAATTCATCTCTCGCCTGAAACGATCCATGCCCAGGGCTGCTTGTTGTTGTCGAGCCCAGGTCTCGTCACGATCGGGATGTTCGTTCCAGAATGATCGATAAGCACGGAAACCATTCATGCCAACCTGAGTGGGATTGCCGTATTCATCTTCCATCTTGTTGGCTCCCTTCCATAAGAGAGCAAACTGATCTTCGTCGCTGTTGGGAGTTGATGTGATAATGGCCTTACCACCAGTGGCCAAGGTGGGCGATATCGAGGTCCAAAACTCAGTGGCTATGGTGGGGCGCACAAAGGCAAATTCGTCTGCGTACAACAACGATATACTCATACCTCGGCCAGTGTTTTCCGTGGTGGTCTGGCTCACGATGCGGCTACCGTTATCAAATTCTAGACTACCTTTGTTGTAACTCGTGACACCGGCTCTGATATGATCCGGACAATTTTCATAGGCATATCTCACACGTTGCATGATTTCTTGTGCACCCAGGTATTTGTGTGCTGCCACCAAGATAGTAGAGTCAGGAATGAACATAGCATACCACAACAGATACCCAGCAGCCGATGTTGATTTGCCGGTCTGGCGTGGCATCATGCTGATGGAAAAACGATAGTTGTGATATGTCGCGATCAGTCTGCGTTGATACTCAAAAGGATGATACTGCATACGACCTTTGACTGGATGCTGGATATAAAAGAAATTTTCCATGAAATAGATGGCACCAGTGCTGGCATCGGCACAGGCCGCGAATTCTTGTATCTGCTGATCTGTGAACACACTCTTGACATGTGGCGACCGAACCAGATTTATGTCATCGGCCATCTGGAACCTCCAGCTGTCTAGCAAAGGCCGCTGCCATATCTGCCTGATATTGCTTGCCTGGGTGCATGAGATCTCTGGCCAGGTCATTGGGATTTGACTCCAGTGCCCGAGTGGCCATTCCTGCAGCATCAACAAAAACTACTCTGCTGCCTGATTCGGCACACAACTGCTGTATGGCCCTTCGAGCCCGATCTAGATGCAATTCATGATTGATGCTGTTGCACATCCATTTTTTCCATATGCCATCTGTGACGGGTTCCAATGTTAGACCCATGCGCGTGGTGTCAAACGCAGGCGGTGTCCAACGCTGGCTATTGATTGCATCTTGATCAAGTTCGCAGATTTCCCAACGCTGTCCATAGGTTTCGGCCACTACCACTGTGTGCGGGCGCAGTTCAGGAATCCAAAATCGTGCCACACGAAACATACCGTCAGGGCTACAGCCGGCCATGCCCAGATTTACATAGTTGACACCAAGTTGCTGGGACAAGATAACGGGCCAGATCAGCTGCTGAGGCAAGCCATGACCAAAGGTAAGGCTGCAGCCAAGGCATAACATATCTGTGTGCTCTGGAATATCAGGAGCACGGAATCCAAACCGGTTCCACTCATAGATCACCGAATCTTCGCTGTCCCATCCCAGAGATGCCAGCTGTTTTCTACGCACAGGATCGGCCATGTGTGACAAGTAATTGGCTTGCTCGTGGGCGTCCACCCAACAGCGATAGGGAGGTGGGGCCCATGGATAGGACCTGGCATAGGCCTGCCAGTTATCTTCTCGTTTCATAACACTGTTCCCAGCTCGGGCCACAGTCTTGCAAAATAGTGTTTTTGATCTGGATGATACACCTGTTCGATGATGCCAATGTGTTCTTGCAGCAGTTTGCCATAGTCTTTGTGTTGGTCACTGTCTTGATTTAGATTATTGGCCGCGTTTGAAAAAAAATCTCGCTCCACAGGCGTGATATAGTCCAGATCCAGCATGCGTTGACATTCATGGATGGCCAGATCTCTGAGAGATCGGCTGTGCCGCAAGGGGTCCAGCATTTCGGGCTGGAAAAGATTTTGCCAAACCACTGTCAACCCCCGATCTTGGATCCATTCTCTGAACTCTACCAACCGTGTACAATTATAGATATTGTACACTGCATGTACTCCGCCCCAATGCTCGTGGTCACGCATCAATGACTGGATCAGATCAATGTTGTGACACAATTTATCCCAGGTAGCCCCGTGCCGTACATATTCAAATCTTTGTCCTATGTTGTCAAAACTCATCGACCATCCTACTCGTTTGCGATCACGCAATTTTTGGAATATCTTGTTGTTTTCAAAATTTACAGTGGTATTGGTTATCAATGTAACAATGCAGTCGGTGGGTATCACATCTAACAATCTTTCATTTTCAGGTAACAGCAACGGCTCGCCACCGACCATGGCCACCTCTCTGATGTCTGTGGCATGCTGTGCTAAAAAATCACAAACCTGTTGATAATAAGGCCTGACACTGTTTTTCACCGGAGTTGACGATTTGATGCTCTGCCATTTGCTGCTGCAATATTCTCCGCAATAGTTGCAGCTGAGATTGCAAGTGGTATTCCATCTTATGTCAATGATGGTTGGATCAAAATCATCCAACGCAGCATGGGTCACATCAAAATCAGCATTGACATCGTTGTGCCAGTGTCTTTCACTGCGACCAAACGTTTCTGCCTTGATACAATTGCTGCAATACTCAGCATGCAATTGACCCGAGCTGATAGTCTTGCGTATGTCACGAAGCATTGGCCCGTGAACTATGTCAACAATAGATTGGGTGTTTAGATTTCCCAGCATGTTGGGATCTCCTGCACAACAGGTCTTGACATCGCCGCGGAAATTGATGTGCAGGCCGCGCCAGGGAGCTGCACAGTGTTTGAATTCCATTGGATTATTTAACCGGTTTTTCGCCGGTGAGGTAAGGAAGGCTGAACCAGAGCTGGAACCATTCAGGGGTGCCAGGTTGGATGTGGAGTTCGCGTTCTATGCGACGTTTTTCTGACCCAGTGACACTGACGTTGCTGCCCTGCAGAGCAGGCAAGCTAGATTCTGTAGGTATACCGGCCAGATGGCACAATTCTTTCAGTTTCATTCACACCAGGATTTTTTCTTGTCGCCGTAGTACTCACGAGCTAGACCCGCTGCTATCAGGCCTTGTCGTACGCTGCGACCATCCACTAGAATGTCGCCAAGCACACGTCCGCCAAACTTGTCCCAGCCGTACAAGGTGACCTGGAACCGTTGCCCTGATGCTACCAGTTTCTTGGTCCAGGCACTGGCTTTTTCGCCTTGAGCTGCTTCTTTGTCACACTGAGCCCGACGGCCTTTTTCCGGAGTGTCCACACCAAAAATACGCACGGCCAGCTGTGGTTTGAGTGGTGCAGGTAGATATGGAGCGGAGATCACGATGGTATCACCGTCGCTGACTCGTAAGATCGTGGTGTCATAGGTCACCCCGTCAGGAGTCTTGGCCACTGCGGCTGCCAGCATCACACAGTACACGGTAATAGCAGCAATAATTGTTTTCATCTTAGATATCCTCGGAATGGTTTGATCGGACTAGTGACATTGCCGCCGGGTGGTTCTTGTGACTCCATGTCGCCACCGTTGAGATCTTTGAAGTCAGCACCCACGGCCCTATAGGCCAGTTTCAGCATGTCAGATTCTTCCTGGGTGTAGGGATGCACGGTTTTGTGCTTGCCAAACCATGACTTGGGATCAATGTCAGGCGGAGTGACACCGTCAGTTCCGGCCACGGCCATGCCCAAACGATTCATGGTGTAGT